GCATGAGGCACGTCAAATCGGTGTTGGCAGGCGGTGCGCCGTGAGCGGGTATCGCGGGGGCATTTTCAAGTGCCCGTTTTACTCGCGAGACTATCGCGACTATCTCAACTGCGAGGGTGCGCAAGTCAAGCTGCCGAAAGAAGAGCTGGACGAATATACGCGGCGCTACTGCGCCAACGAAGAACGGCGGCGCTGCCCGATCGCTCGGGCGCTGACGCTGCACTACGAAAGGACGGAGAACCGATGAGCGAAAGAAACAGAGACAAGGTCAAGAAGCTCAAACACGAGATTGGCCGCTACGAAAAGCGCTGCGGCGACCTGATGAAGCTAAACGCGCAGCTTTCCAAGCGAGCCGCAGGCGTTGCCGAAATCAGCATCGCAACCGACGCGCTGCTTGCACAGGTGGCGATCATCTACGGCGAGGATGTGATCGACGAGGACACAGGGCTGACGATCGGGATGCGCCTGACGCTGCCGAAATTCGACGTGCGGAAGGTCTACCGGCAGTACGAAGTGCATGCCAGAAGGGACGGCGAAAACTACATCATCGGCGTCGGTTTGCGGGATGATCCTGCGGACAGCAAGCGGGAAGCCGCCGGGAATGCCCCTGAGAGCACGCAGGAGCGCTCGGAATTCGAAAAACGTGAAATGACACCACCGGAGGATAAAAACGCGCAGAGCACGTCTCAGAGCGATTTGCAGGAGGAACACGATGGCACTGACATCAGCTGACCTTGCACGGCTCGGTCCGCAGGCACAGAAGCAGGTGCTTGACAAACTGGCAGGCGAACAGAAGTCGAAGAAAAGCAAGTACGGGAACCGCAAGGTCGTGCGCGACGGTATCAAGTTTGATTCCGAGCGCGAGGCGGCGCGGTTCGGCGAGTTGAAAGTGCTGCGTGCAATGGGCAAGATTCGCGATTTGCGGCTGCAAGCCAATTTTACCCTCGTTGAGGGCTACAAGACCATCGAGGGCAAACGAATCAAGCCGATGGTCTACCGAGCGGATTTTGTTTACGAGCGGGCGACCGAGCCAGACCGCAACGGCACGGTGTATTGGCTGCGCGAGGTTGAGGACGCGAAGGGTATGAAAACGAAAGACTATCTGCTGAAAAAGAAGCTGATGCAGGACAAGTACGGCATCACGATCCGCGAGGTGTGAGATGAGCTTTGAGCACTGCCAATCCTGCCTGCCGCCGACGCGGTATCCCGGCTGCCATAGCAAATGCCCGCACTATCAGGCGGACATCGACCGCTATTACATAGCAAAAGCCGAGGAGGCGCGGCAGTTGCAGGAGAAAGACGATTATCTGTCTGCGCGCAAATTCAAGACGCGGCGCATGCAGAACTTGAAAAAATAAAAGGGAGCAAGAAAAGATGTTGACAGAAAAAGAGTTGGGCGAACGGCTCAAAAATATTCGCGAAGTGCGCCGCATCAGCCAGTTCAGGCTTGGCGAAATGGTGGAATGCGGGCAGGGGCATATCGGGAAGCTGGAAAAGGGAGAGCACTATCCGAAGCTGCCGACGCTGTACAAGATCAGCGAAGCGCTGAATATTTCCGTAAGCGATATTCTGGCGGAATCTCCGCCATCAAAGGAAGGGATGCTGTCGCCGGAGGACGTGGGCGCAAACATCCGCAAATGGAGGACGCTGCGAGGGCTTGGCGTGAAGAAGCTGGCGGAAAAGTCGGGCGTATCGCGCAACAGCATCCGGAACCTTGAGACCGGCAAGTGCATGAGCTTCCTGCTGACGTATCAGTACATTGCCGAAGCGCTGGGCGTGACCGTCGGGACGCTGCTCGGAGAGACGGGCGGTGCGGAATGATGAAAGCTGTGCCATTTAAAACGGTAGCGTATCCACAGCTCAAGGAAGCCTTGCAGTCCTCGGGCATGACACCGCCGGAGTTGAGCAAGAAGATCGGCGTCTCCCCGCTCTGCGTGTGGAGATGGACAACGGGGAAGAACGAATTCAGTATTCGCGTGATTAAAGCGATCCTTGCGGTGACGGGGCTGACATTTGAAGAGGCTTTCGGGGAGGTGCACGCATGAGCAAGGTCATGAGACCGAAAACGCCGTTTGAGTTCTGCGCGTATCCGGCGCTGAAAGAAGCGCTGGAAAAGATGAACTATAACCAGACAGAACTGGCGCAATCCCTCGGCGTGTCACAGTTTACGGTGTCGGCATGGGTGCGCGGCGACAGAGATACAACGGTGCGGCTGCTGCTGGCGCTGGAGGATTTGACGGGGATGACGTTCCGGGAGCTGTTCGGAGAATGCGAGGGGAGAAAATGAAGCACCTCGGCGATATTACGAAGATTAACGGCGCGGAAATCGAGGCCGTGGACGTTATCACGGGCGGCTCCCCGTGCCAGGATTTGAGCATTGCAGGGAAACGCGCCGGATTGGCCGGCGCAAGGAGCGGATTGTTCATGGAACAGGTTCGCATCGTAAAGGAGATGAGGGAACATGACAGAGAGAGCAGACGGACAGGTGACATGGTCAGACCTCGGTTTATGGTCTGGGAAAACGTGCCCGGAGCATTCAGCAGCAACAAAGGGCGAGACTTCGCGGCAGTCCTCGAAGAGATTATCCGCGTCGCAGAGCCGGAAGCCCCCGATATTGAAGTGCCTGAAAAAGGCTGGAACACCTGGGGGGGCTACCACGATGAGGTGGGAGGACGATGGAGCGTGGCTTGGCGAGTGCATGACGCGCAACACTGGGGAGTCCCCCAACGCCGCCGTCGTATCTCGGTTGTCGCAGATTTTGGAGGTGACACCGCAGGAGAAATACTCTTTGAGCGCAAAAGCGTGTCAAGGCATCTTGCGGAGAGCGGCGCGGCGCGGGAAAGACTTGCCGGAACCGCTGAAAGCGGTTCTTCTTATGCAGTCCGAATCAGGGGGGGGCTGTGACGGAGGAGGAAAAGGAGCCCTCGTTCAAGAAGACAAGAGCGGAACGCTCGGCACCGGCAACGACCAGACGATTTTCTGCTTGCAGGGAAACGGGATCGACCGCGCAGACACCGCTGGATGCAATGGGAAAGGCTGGAGGGAGGATACAAGCTACACGCTAAACACCATTGACCGGCCGGCAGTGTGCGCAGGGGTGAATAATCCTGCGATATTCTGCATGGCTACACAGCAGGGCGGCGCAGAACTTCGGACAGATGACCGATCACCCACACTGACCGCAGCAGCGGGCATGAGCGGGAACAATCAGCCAGTGGTTGCACTGGATATGTCGCACGCCTGCGATGTCATCCGAGACTGCGGTGAGGTCGTTCCGAGTTTGCAGGCGCGAATGGGAACGGGCGGGAACCAAGTGCCGCTGACGTATCAAGCCGTAACGGGAACGCTTTCACCCGGTGCTCATGCTGGAAGTTACAATGGGCAGGACGCATACAACGATATGCTGGTGTGCGGGGCAACACCGGATGTGGCACACGCGCTGAGGGCAAAGGCTGCCTGCGCGTACCGGGAGGACGCGGAGACATACCCGGTGCAGAACATGGTGGTGCGCCGCCTTACCCCGATGGAGTGCGAACGGCTGCAAGGATTTCCAGACCACTGGACTGACATCGGCGAGTGGCGCGACAGTAAAGGCAAGCTACGCAAGCCGAGCGACAGTCCGCGCTATAAGGCGCTGGGCAACTCCATCGCCCTGCCATTTTGGGACTTCCTGGCAAAGCGTATCAGCGCGCAATATTTGCGCCCTGTTACGATGGGGAGCTTGTTTGACGGCATCGGCGGCTTTCCTCTGGTGTTCGAGCGGCACAACGGCAAGGGCACGGCACGCTGGGCGAGCGAGATCGAGGAATTCCCCATTGCCGTGACAAAACTGAGATTCGGGGAGGAATGACCATGTACATTGGAGAACCATTTAGCTGGAAGCCTGCCGCATTTGAGGGCAGCAACGGCATTATGAGCGTTACCACGAAAGAGACGACTGCGCACGGGCGCGTCGTCTACATCAACGAGGCGCACCGCTACTTTACGGCGGAGGCGGAGGTAAACGGAATCAAGCTCAGAGAGAGCTTTAAATTTTAACAAAAATCAGGAGGAATTTCATCATGAACAACAATCAGGACTATATCGTTCGCTGTGACCGCGCAGGCGTGTTTTTCGGCAAGATCAAGGAGAGAAACGGCTCCGAGGTTACCATGGTCGAGGTGCGTAAGCTGTGGAGCTGGGACGGCGCGTGTGCCGTGGAGCAGCTGGCGCAGGACGGAACAAAAGCACCGGGCAACTGCCGTTTTACCGTGACGATCCCGGAAATGACCGTGCTGGGGGCAATCCAGATTATCCCGTGCACGGATGCGGCATCTGCGTCGCTTCGCGGCGTAAAGGAGTGGAAGAGATGACGCTTGATGATAAAGTCAAGGAATTCCTGTTAGCAACCTCCGGCTACGGCTCCGGCTACGGCTCCGGCGACGGCTCCGGCGACGGCGACGGCTCCGGCTCCGGCTCCGGCTACGGCTACGGCGACGGCTCCGGCTACGGCTCCGGCTCCGGCTACGGTTACGGCTACGGCTCCGGCGACGGCGACGGCTCCGGCGACGGCTACGGCTCCGGCGACGGCTACGGCTCCGGCGACGGCTCCGGCTACGGCTCCGGCGACGGTTACGGCTACGGCTACGGCTACGGCTACGGCGACGGCTCCGGCATTAAAAGTTTCAACGGAGAGCCGGTTTTTCGAATTGACGGTGTAAACACGCTGATTCGCTCTGTGCGCGGCAACACCGCGCATGGGGCAATCGTGAACGAGGATTTGACGCTCACACCGTGCTACATCGTCAAGCAGGAAAATGTTTTTGCGCACGGCGAAACGCTGCGCGGAGCAATGGAGGCTCTTCGAGACAAGCTTTTCGAGGATATGCCGGAAGATGAGCGCATTGATGCGTTCCTGCGTGAAACAGACCGCGAAAAAACGTATCTGACGCAGTATTTTTACGATTGGCACCACCGCTTGACCGGCTCATGCGACATAGGACGAAAGCAGTTCGCCCGTGACCACGGTGTTGACCTCGAGCATGGCATGATGACGCTTACGGAGTTTTTGGAGATGACGAAAAATGCTTACGGTAGCGACGTGATTAGAAAAGTGATCGATAGGATGGAGGAATAAATGGACGCGTTAGAGTTTTTGAGAGAGCGCAAGAGAATGTGCATCTCGTACGAAGGCTGCTATGGCTGTCCGTTTGCAAAAAGGCTCTGTGTCATTAGCCATGTCATGCCCGATGAAGATTTCGAGAGAATTATCGCTACCGTCGAGCAGTGGGAAAGGGGGAGCGCATGAAACGAAGCACATTTTTAGACCTGTGCGTGCAGGAGGTGCAGGCGGAAGTCACGGCGCTTGAAGCGGAAATCGCCGAGCTGAAAAACTGCATCGACAAGAAGAACGATCTGATTGCTAAATATGCGAAATTAAAGGCGGAGATGCAACGAAAGAATGCCGTTTTGACCGAGCAGATCAGCCAGATGAACGGAGAAGCCATCACCCGAGAGAACGCGATCGCAAACCTGAAAGCGGACTTAGATTCAGCCAAAAACACGGCTCAGTATTTGAACGATCAGGGGCAGCAGTATTGGAGAGCGTGGCAGGCATCGAAGCGAGAAGTTGCCGACTTGAAAAACAAACTCAATGACGCGGAGGAGGCGCTTGGGCGGGCGAACGACAATCTTGCTTTTAAGGGGACGGTCATTGATGTAATGCGTGACAAGCGATACAACGCCGAGCAGCGCGCCAATTACGCAGAAGCCCATCCGTGGCGCAACCTGTGGGCATGGTTCAAGAGAAAGGTAGCGCGCCATGAGTAAACCTCGTTATAGTTGGTGGGGCTATGTAAAAGCCATTATTCGCCGCTATGCCCCCGACCGAGAGCAGGAGTTGCATGGAGTGTCTTTGTTAGAAAGCAACGCTGTGCGAAAAGCGGTGAGCGAAACAAAGTTAATGCAAGACGGAGAAGAGCGCTTAAAATTTATCCGCCTTGTGTTCTGGGACAAGACCCACACGCTCGAAGGGGCGGCGATGGCAGCCAACTGTTCCGACCGGACGGCAAGACGCTGGCATACCGATTTTATCAAGTGCGTCGCGCGGAACTACGGGCTGCTCGATGACTAAAAGTTGGCCTTAAAAAGCCATTTGCTTATGAGATAATAGAATCGCAGAGGTGTAAAAGCCTTTGTGGTTCTCTCATTTATGGCGTTTACCTCCTACGCCATAGCGGGGGCGGTGCTTTTTCATCTTTTTCACGCCGCTTCCGCACCATGCCGCACGCGCGATGCAGCCCACGATCAGGGCCGAGAGGTCGCACCTCTCATGCGGCACAGGACCCCGCGCACCTCTCAACGATGTGCCCCAGCGGGGACATACGCAGATGTGGCGGAATAGGTAGACGCTACAAACGACAGTTCGGGTGCCGCCCAGCAAAGCGGTGGAGGCCGACACTGTTAGGCTATGTGAGGTGCAAATCCTCACCATCTGCACGATGGGCCGGGTAGCGCCCGGACAATGTGAGACCGCCATCGTCATGGCTCACATGAAAATGACAATGCTTGCTGAAAACTGCGCTTGTCTTGATGCGTCAAGACCGGTTTGACCTGACGGAATAGGGGCTACGACTTTTCGGAGCGTAGTTGCCGGTAGCGTGTGACAATCTAAGCGAGAAAGACGGCCAATGGAAGAAATAACGCCCAATGTGGGCGGCGTTGTAGCCCCTCGGGGCGGGTAAAGTCTGCTATGTAAGGCCAAGGGGCGGGGGCTGGTAGCAAAAAAATGCGACAAGAGAGGTGGTGACGAGTGCCATTAACAGCAAAGCAAGAGAGATTTGTTCAAGAGTACCTTGTGGACTTAAATGCCACTCAAGCCGCCGCGAGAGCCGGTTACAAGAACGCCGAAAAGGGGAGGCAGTTAGTTACGAATAGTAACGTTTCGGCTGCTATCCAGAAGGCAAAGGCAGAAAGGCAGAAACGAACGGAAGTAACGCAGGACTATGTTATAGAAAAACTCAAAGAAATCGCAGACAAGCCTGCGTCTGATTGCATGGAAAGCGATTTGAAATACGCGAATAAGCTAAAAGCGCTTGAAATGCTGGCGAAGCATACGGGTGTGTTCGATAAGCAAGACAACACAAGCGCCGATTCCGTTGTCAAGGTGATTATTGATGTCTGACATTCGTTTATCCGAGAAAATCGGACCTGCGTTTTACGATATTGCTCATGACATTTTTCATCATGGGCATACGCACTACGATTTTAGCGGCGGGCGCGGTTCCCTAAAATCGTCCACGGTATCAATTATCGTGCCGCTTCTGCTGGTTGCCAATCCCGGCACACATGCGCTGGTGTTGCGCAAGGTGGCAAATACGATCCGCGATAGCGTGTACGCACAGTATATCTGGGCAATCGGCGAGCTGGGCATGGCAGCGTATTGGGAAGCAAAGGTTTCCCCAATGGAGCTGATCTACAAGCCGACAGGACAAAAGATCATGTTCCGTGGCGCTGATGACCCGATGAAGATCAAGTCTATCAAAGTGCCGTTTGGCTATATTGCCGTGACGCACTTTGAAGAGAAAGATCAGTTTGCTGGACGCGCGGAAATCCGAAACATTTTGCAGTCCACCATGCGCGGCGGCTCGGTTTTCTGGAATTTCGAAAGCTATAACCCGCCGATCTCGCGCGACAACTGGGCGAACAAGGACAGTTTGGAAGAGCGCGCTGACCGGATTTGCCACAAGTCGACATATCTGCAAGCACCGCCTGAGTGGTTGGGAGAACAGTTTCTTGCCGAAGCGGAACACCTGAAAGAAACGGACGAGCGCGCATATCAGCATGAGTATCTCGGTATTCCGGTAGGAACTGGCGGCAATGTGTTCGATAAGCTGGAACTGCGGGAGATCACAGATGAAGAAGTCGAAAGTTTCGACCGAATCTGTCAGGGGGTGGACTTTGGCTGGTTCCCCGACCCGTTTGCTTTTATCCGGCTGCATTATGATCGGGCAAGAGAGAAGATATATCTGTTAGACGAGATTTATCAAAACAAATTATCCAACGAGCAAAGCGCGACAATGATTAAGCAACGTGGATATAGCAACATTCGGACGATTTGCGACAGCGCCGAGCCGAAAAGCGTTGCTGACCTCCGTGCAATGGGGCTTCCTGCGTATGAAGCGGTCAAAGGACCTGGCTCGGTCGAATACGGAATGAAGTTCTTGCAGCGGAGAACAATTGTCATTGACAGGCGGCGCACACCGCACGCTTACAATGAGTTCGTGGGATACGAATACGAAAGAAACAAAGACGGCGACATTATTAGCGGCTACCCTGACGCGAACAACCACCTGATTGACGCGACGAGGTATGCATTAGAGCCTGTCAGCCGCAGAATGGGAGTTATTGCATGAGCAGTGCAGTTATCCAAAAGTTAAAAGAACTTGGCTATACGACAATCCCGGAAGATTTTTACAGCCAAGTTGACCTCTGGAAGTCTTGGTATGTTGGGAAAGTAAAGGATTTTCATCAATACCGGCGATATAACGGGCATAAGTGGACAAAGTGCAACCGTGCAAGCCTCGGTATGGCGAAAAAGGTTTGCGAGGACTGGGCAAACCTCTTGATGAATGAGAAAGTCCAGATCACACTTGAAGGGCAGAAAGAACAGGCGTTCGTTGATAGCGTCCTGACAGCGAACAACTTCACGGTCAAGGCAAACGAAATGCAGGAAATGAAGTCAGCGCTCGGAACTGTGGCGTACATTCCGCGTGTGGTGGGGCAGGCCGTCAACGAAAGCGGCGAGATTGTGCCTGGTGATGTTTCCGGAATCGAGCTGGACTATGTGACGATTGAGCACATCTTTCCGCTGGCTTGGCAGAATGGATTTATCACAGAATGCGCGTTCGACAGCGTAGTCACCCGAGCCGGAAAGAATTATCTGTATTTGCAGATTCACCGGAAAGACGAAACCGGACTTTACGTCATCGAGAACAGCATTTACCGATACGAAAATGAAACGCTTGCCGACGCGCTGCTCACCGATGTTCCGGGCTTTGAGCGAATCCCCCCTGTGGTACATACGGGAAGCGACAAGAGGCAGTTCGTCATCGACAGACCGAACATCGCAAACAATCTTGACTACCTGCTTCCGGTTGGTATCCCTGTGTATGCAAACGCGATTGATGTTCTGCGCGGCGTTGACTGTGCCTATGACTGCTATGTCAACGAGTTCGAAAACGGCCCGATGATGATGATGGTCAAAATTCCCGCCACAAGGTGGGAAGACGGTGAACCGACGCTTGATGACCATGACCGGCGTTTCTATCTGCTCCCGGAGGATACGCAGCAAGGAAACGTCGTAGAGACAATTTCCCCGACACTAAGAACCGAGCAGCTGAATGTAGGACTTCAAGACCAACTGAATGTACTGTCCAGTAAGTGCGGTTTCGGCGAGACCTATTACCGCTTTGACGGCGGCAGCGTCGCGACAGCAACGCAAGTTATCAGCGAAAACTCCACCATGTTCCGCACCATCAAAAAGCATGAGATTGTGCTGGAACAGGCGCTTGTGGAACTGTGCCGCATTCTGCTTTGGCTGGGCAACACGGCCATGAACGCTGGGCTGAATGAGGAAGTGGAAATATCCATCGACTTTGATGATAGCATCATTGAGGACAAGCAGACCGACTTTTCCCGCGATATGCAGCTTTTGCAAGCTGGCATCATGAACGATTGGGAATTCCGCATGAAGTGGCTTAACGAAGACGAAGCGACCGCAAAGGCGGCGCTGCCGAAGATGCAGGACATGACTGACGAACAGCAACAGGAGGTAGAGTAATGGGCGGTAGAGGTGGAGCCGGTGGCGGCATTGGTGCGTTGCGCTCTGCTGTAGAGCACAGCGAATTTTGGAAAAGTGCAAAGTCTAACGCATACTTGGGAGCAGAAAAATTACTTAAATCCCCGACATTTGTTGAGAGTGTGAAAGAAGCAATCGGCAAAGAAGCCTTTATGCGGGATTACGATATTACACAAAAACAAGTAGACACTCTGACCAATAAAATGATTAGAGGTATCGCAGAGAAAAAAGATATTACGAAGAGCAGTACCACAGAGAAAAAAGAAAGCACAGAAAATTATGCAAAGCGATATTTTAGAGAACATTATAACCCCAACAGGGAACAACGGGAAATTACATCTTCCACATATAAGCGGGCGCAAAATAATTTGCAAAGCTCTGTAAATTCGTTCTTTGGCAGAGGAATGGAAAAGAAAAGGAAGAAAAAATAATGGGTGGACGCGGCGCAAGCAGCGGCACGAGCGCAAAGGGCAAGCCTTACGGCAGCGAGTTCAAGACGATTATCAAAGAGAGCAATATCAAGTTTGTCAAGGCGGTTGACGGTGCGCAGAAAACGCCAATGGAAACACTGACAAGTGGTCGCGTGTATGTAACGCTCAACAAAAGCGACAACATCAAAGCAATTACATACTACGACACTAAGAACAAGCGCATAAAACAAATAGATCTGGACAGGCCGCATGATAAAGTTTCCCCGCATACCCACCACGGATATATACACAATGAAAACGACGGTGCAAAGGGATACGCGAATCTAACGCCAACCGAAAAGAAAATGGTTGAGCGGGTCAAAAAAATATGGTACAATCGGCATAGCAAGTAGTGGTGTAATGGCAGCACACTTTGTTTGAGGAAGTTCCGGTTTGATTCCGGGCGCTTGCTATGCCGTAAGGTACAGAAATGTATCTTGCGGCATTTTTGCTTGCTGGGGGCTGTATGATTAACTTTGAAAATCTGGACAAGTTCATATTCCCCGGCGTTGGCAAGTACGGCATTCCGCAGATCGAGCCGATAAAGGCATATCCGCAGGGAGAATTTATCCCCGTGAATTACCATTACACGGCGAAAGACACGAAAAGCAAGATCGTGCATTTCTTTGTGGATGATTATCAATTCATTCGGTATTGGAACACGCCTGACAAATACATTCCGCGACTGTCGCAGTTTGCGGCAGTGTGCGCGCCGGACTTCTCCATATACACGGATATGCCGCTGGCGATGCAGATATACAACCATTACCGCAAGCACTGGTTGGCTGCATACTGGCAAATGCACGGCATGACGGTTTATCCATCTATATCATGGAGCGACGAACGCAGTTACGATTGGTGCTTTGATGGTGATCCTGTTGGCGGTGTTGTGGCTGTCAGTTCAGTTGGAACACAGCAGAACAAAGAAAGTAAGCGCCTGTTCCTTCGTGGCTACGAAGAAATGATGAAACGGCTTTCGCCGGAATGGGTGATATTTTACGGAAAAGTTCCGGAAGAATGTGACTGGAACATTATCCGCGTGAAGCCGCACTATGATGAGATTGTGAAACGGAGGAAAGCAAATGAAATATCCGTTTCAGCCGGAAGTTCTTGATGCGCTGCCGGAAGAGTTGGCAGAACTGTTTCGGGCGCTTGAAATCAAGCTGCTGGATGAAATCTGTTCCCGGCTGAAAGCTGCGGATGAGTTGAATGAGGTAACGGTGCAAGACATCCGAGCATTACGCTCCCACGGCATCGACCTAAAGGGCATCGAAAAGGCAATCCGCAAGACAACGGGCATCAGCGAAACGAAGCTTAACAAACTGTTTGACGATGTGGTAGAGCGCAACCAGAAGTATTACACCGAGTTGATTGACCTTGCGCACATCACGCAGCCTGAAACGCTGGTTGACGCTGCGGAAGTTGCGGCAATCAGGGCGCAGACGCTTGATACATTCCGCAATCTAACCGCATCAATGGGCTTTTTAGTGGACGCTGGGCGCACAATGCTGCCGCCTGCCAAAGCATACCAATGGGCGCTTGATAACGCTGCAATGGGAATACAGAGCAGCGCGATCAACTATAATCAAGCCATCAAGACGGCAGTAAAGCAGCTTGCAGACAGCGGCTTGAAGGTCGTTGACTATGAGAGCGGGCATCGAGATCAGATCGATGTGGCGGTGCGCAGAGCCGTGATGACCGGCGTAAATCAAATTTGCGCTAAATATACGGAGCAGTCGGCGCAGTATCTCGAAACTCCGCATTTCGAGGTTTCCGCCCATGCTGGCGCGAGAGATAAGCCGGGGCCGTCACCGTGGTCGAGCCATAAGGATTGGCAAGGCAAGGTATACAGTATTCGCGCAGGTGACATCTACCCGAACATCTACGAGGTGTGCGGCCTTGGCGCTGTGGACGGGCTGGAGGGCGCAAACTGCCGCCATCGCCGCAACGTTTGGGTTGAGGGCGTAAGCGAACGCACATATACAGATGAGCAGCTTGAGCATATTGATGATGATCTCGGCTGCGAGTTTGACGGGAAGAAATACACCGCATACGAGGCGACGCAGATGCAACGGCGTGTTGAGCGCCAGATTATCAAGCAGGACAGGCTTGTAACAGCGTATAAGGCAAGCGAGCAAAAGGACGAATATTATGCCGCAGAAGCGAAACTTGTAAGACTGATCGCCAAATATAAGGCTTTTAGTGAAGCGGCGGGGTTGCCGCTGCAACGGGAAAGGACAAAGGTGCTGTATTGAACTGGGAAGAAGTCAAAAAGGCAATCGATGCAATTTTGAAGCGCGGCAACGACGCAGAGATACGTCGAAAAGGCGATGGGTACATTGTCTTAGAGGTCAAGAAAACAATCAAATACACTTCCACGTAAAAGAAAACCGCCCCGGTTAAGGGGCGGGGAAATCGTTATCTTTACTGTCTTGAATGTCCAACTGTTCCTTGATTTTGTCGTGTAACGCGTTCCACTTTCCGCTTTCGTAGTTGGTATCAAGCATAAGGAGTAAGTCGATTACTTCACGACGGGACAGTTTAATCGTCCTTGTTTTTAAGTTAATATTCATCATTTTGTTTCCCTTTCTGCCCTCGTGACCTCCGGGGCGGGATTTTGAATTAAAAGCCGAGTTTCGTTTGTCGATTAATTTCGTAAGCAACTCCCGCATCGTAAGCCTTGATAAGAGGCAACAGGCCGTTTCCTACTTCTGCCATGAAAGCGTTCATTGCGTTACTTTTGCAAGCGGGAATAATCCGCTTCTGCGTGTGCGCCTCCTTGATGCCAATTTCATAAGCTTTTACTTCAACGGCGGTCATGTCAAATTCCTTTCCGGCTTTCGCCTGTCACATTTGTTCCTTGTGAGTATATGATACTATAAGTTTACTTATATTTCAAGATGGGATATTCCACAAGAAATAGCAGATTGAATTGTTGAAAATGTATAAGTTGACTTATTACAGAGAATGTGGTACTATGTTGCAAAAGGAGGATTGCAGCATGGCAACAGAGGCGCAGATAAGGGCAAGCACGAAGTACAACCGAAAACAGGACACCATAACGGTGCGGGTGGATAAAGAAATCGGCAAAAAAATACGCGATGCCGCAGAACGGCAAGGCGTAAGTGTGAAAGAGTTTATTCTTGCGGCGGTAATGCCGCACATCGACGATAAGTAAATAACATCTTCCGCGTAATTGGACGCGGGAAAGGGCAATGGGAGCCAACTTGTAAGGAACGCTTACAGGTTGACTCTTTTGTTTTATCAACACTGACCGACAGGTCGTTAAACAAGGAGATTTTTATGGCAGAAGAAACCAACGTGCATGGCACGGAACCCACTGCTCACGAGCAGGAAAAGACGTTTACGCAGGCCGACGTCGACAAGATGATTCAAACACGGCTTGACCGGGAACGGAGAAAGTACCCCAGCGAGGACGAGATGACCGCGTATCGCACATGGAAAGACAGTCAGCAGACCGAGCAGGAGCGGCAGGCAAAGCGCGAAAAGGAGTTTGCGGATAACAAGTCCGCCCTGACCGCAGCGCAGGCCGAAGTTCAGCAGCTCAAGCGCGAGAAGTATGTGCTTTCCAAGGGGCTAACCGGCGAGGAAGCGGAGTTTATCGCGTTTAAGGCTCTCAAGATGGTGGACGACAAGACCACTTTTGAGCAGGCCGTTGATAAGCTCACGGAAAATCGTCAGAAAGTCAAGTTTGACTGGACGGCTCCTGCGGGCGGCGGCGACAAACCGAATGCAAATAATGCCGCGATGAACAATCTGATCCGCGGCGCACTCAAGTAACGAAAAGGAGATTACAACATGGCAACTATTGATCGTTCCGCACTTTCCGGACTTATTCCGGAACCAGTAACCCGCGAGATCATGCAGGGCGCTATCGCGGAATCCGCTGTCCTGCGCATGGGCCGTCGTCTGGCAAATATGTCCAGCAAGACGCAGACCATCAACGTGCTTGACGCACTTCCCTCTGCGTACTTTGTCAATGGCGAAGCCACTGACAGTGGCGCAGGCGAGGCATTCAAGCAGACCACGAAGATGGCGTGGGACAAGAAGAAACTGTACGCCGAGGAGATCGCGGTCATCGTCCCCATTCCCGAGGCCGCTCTCGATGATGCGGACTATGACATTTGGGGCGAGGTCAAGCCCCGTCTGACCGAGGCTTTCGGCAAGGTCATTGACGCGGCTATTCTGTTCGGCACCAACAAACCCAGCACTTGGCGCACTGGCGTTGTGCCCGCTGCTATCGCTGCCGGTAACGGTGTGCCCGTCGGGACCAGCGTCTTTGACGACATCATGGGCGAGAACGGGCTGATCGCCAAGGTGGAGCTGGACGGCTTTAACCCCAACGGCGTCATGTCCGCCATCCAGATGCGCGGTAAGCTGCGCGGTTTGAAGGACACCACTGGCCAGCCCATTTTCAAGTCCGATATGCAGGGCGCGACCCGCTACGGGCTGGACGGCATGGATATGTATTTCCCCATGAACGGCGCTTTCGACCCCGCCCAGGCTCAGATGATTGTGGGTGACTGGAGCCAGCTGGTTTATGCCATTCGTCAGGACATGACCTTCAAGATCTTCACCGAGGGCGTTATTCAGGACCCCACCACGAAGGCTATCACCTACAACCTCATGCAGAACGATATGGTGGCGCTGCGCGCAGTCATGCGTCTCGGCTGGGAGATCGCGAACCCCATCAACGCCTACAACGCGGAAAAGGCAAATCCGTTCCCGTTCTCTGTTTACGGCAAGGGCGGCGACATCTCTGCTGTTACCGTCTCGCCCGCTACCGCGACGATGGCAAAGGGCGACAGCAAGTCGTTTACTGCTGCTGTTACCGGCGAGGGCATTATCAACGGCGAGGTCGAGTGGAGCCAGAATGGCACGAAGTCCAAGATCAGCGAAGACGGCTTGCTGACTATCGACTCCGCTGAGACTAAGACCAGTATCACCGTTACGGCCAAGTCCAAGCAGGACAGCACGAAGACCGGCACTGCCACTGTTACCGTTTCTTAATCTGAAAGGAGCTGACCCGTATGACATACGCTGATTATACATACTACACCGGTACCTATATGGGCGCTGTGAGTGAAAATGACTTCCCGCGTCTTGTTGTCCGCGCCAGCTCCTTCCTCGACTACTACACGCGCAATAAAGCACAAGACCACGCCGCTCTTGATGCGGTGAAGATGTGCTGCTGCGCGTTGGTAGATAAGTACGCGGTCATCGAAGCCGCGCAAGCACTGGCGATGAAAAATCTTGCCAATGCCGCGGCAAATGATGCGGAAGTAAAAAGCGAAACGGTAGGCAGCTATTCTAGAACACTTGCAACGGGCGGGGAATCTGCTTTGTCTGCCCTCAATGCGACGGACGGGGCAAAGAAACTTCTGGCAGAAACGTGCATGGAATACCTTGCACATACCGGGCTGCTGTATCGCGGAGGTGTGTATAGATGTACGCTCCCCACACTGTAACGATCTACAACATCGTGCAGGAGATCGACCCGACAACTCTTGATGAGGTTGAAAAGGTATACACCACGATCTTACGCGGTGTGATGCTCCAAGCGTCTAAAGGCGTGAACGTGCGCGAAAGCGGCCTTGAAGGTGCTGACGCTGTAAATCTGTATATCCCGTTCTCTGTGGAAGCGGTGGACGGGGTAACGGGTAAGCCGAAATCCTACATCGGCCCGCAATCGTTTTTCAAAGCGGCGGACAAGTCTAACCTATGGACGCTCTCATACAAGGGTAACGGTGGCATGACGTGCTTCGTAAAGGGCGAATTCGTGTCGGACAACATGACCGTCGTGCTGAGCCATGATGATTGCTACAACGTGACGAAGGTTGATGCAATGGACTACGGCAGCGCGGATATGCAGCACTGGGAAGTCGGAGGTGCGTAATGGGCATCAAGATTTCCGTGCATACCGACGGCTTTGACGCTGTAAAAGAAGCCATTGCCAAAGCCTGCACGCGCGCTGAGCACGTTTTAGCGGAACAGATTGAGAAAGACACTCAGCCGTTTGTTCCGATGCTCACAGGCTCGCTAACGCAGCGCACAAGGGTAGATGGGAGCGCTGTTATTTATCCCGGACCGGATGCCCGTTTCCTGTATTACGGCAAAGTGATGGTCGACCCAAACACCGGTAGCACATACGCGCCAAAAGGCGGCACGAAGGTTGTCACAGACAGAAACTTGGTATTCAACCAGACAATGCACCCACAAGCTCAAGCGCATTGGGGTGAAGCATCTAAGGCGCAAAACCTTGATAAGTGGGTGCGCGTAGCAGATAAGGCGGTGAAGAAGTACGGAACAGATTAAAAAGACGGTCTCGGCAGCGGAAGAAGATCAGGTCTCCCGAAAGCTGCTTGCGTGGTTAAACACGTTCCCGGATAAGCCGGTTGATTTGATTCGATTCGAATTTCTTCCCGCCGATACTCCGGCAATGGCGCTGTCTACGATTCAGGCGGCGTATATCGTCAATAAATACATTCTCGGCGGGTATCAGGCGGAATACCAATTCAAGGTCATCTACCGCATAAAACCGGGGAACAGTAACGACAAACGGCTCAAAGCTGACGAGCTGCTTAACGCCTTGGGCGATTGGGCAGCAAGCGAAACGCCGCCTGACATTGGCGACGGTCGCCGCGTCATTCGCATTGAGCCTACAACGCGATCCTCTCTTTTTGCCGTGTATGAAAACGGCGACGAGGATCACCAAATCCTTATGAAAATGAACTACGAGGTGATTAAAAATGGCTGATACGACCTTTAACACCACGGCAGGCCAGACCGTAGACCGCGAACTGCTGATCGCGTATCTGAATACGGGCGAATCTGGCACGCCCACATGGTCGCCCCTCGGCACGCGCGTCACGGATTCCAGCATGGAATATGACTGGCAGGAGGATTCCTCGAAGGATATTCTTGGCACGACGCGCACGACCATGAAGAAACCCATTATCACGCAGACCTTTGACCCGTCCAATCTCGATGCTGGCGACCCTGCCATCGTCAAGGTGTGGAATCTCGCGGTCAAGGAGCAGAACGCGGCAGCGCTCGCCAATCAGGACGTGCTGATTGTCCACGCCTATGCAGGCACGGCAAAGACCGCAGTATTTGCTGAGCGCTATTCGTCCTGCATGGTCAAGCCCTCTTCCCTCGGCGGCGAGGGTGGCGGCTTTATCGGTATGCCAATCGACGTGACGCTTGGCGGCACGCGCACGGTCGGCACTGCCGCTATCTCTGGCAATACGGTTACGTTTACCGAGGGCGAATAAACCATAGAGGGCTGGCATCTGTCAGCCCTCATTTTGGAGGAATATATGGAACTTACTTTTGATTCCGGTGTAAAGGAATATACCATTCGCGGCGTGAATGGCATCGTGACGGTGTACTTCAACCCTGCGGATGTCAACTTCGCAAAGAAAGCATACAAAACGTTTGATGATCTGCGCAAGAAGCAGGAGACCCGTGCAAAGACGCTTGAAAAGGATATCCCCGATGATGAGCTTTTCGACATGGTTGATTCTCTTGACAAGGAAATGCGCAGCATCATCAATGACCTGTTCGGACAGGACATTGCCGATACGCTTTTTGGCAGCGTCAACGCCTATTCCGCGGCCAACGGTGCGCCGGTTTGGCAGAACTTTATGACCGCCATCATCGAGCAGTTTGATAAGGCAGTAAAGCGCGAACAGGCGCTTGCCGATGAGAAAATCCGAAAGTACACACAGAAATACAAAAATGATGTATGAACTTCCGACGTCGCTGAACGTTTGCGGCGTTGAGTATGCTATCCGCTCGGACTATCGTGCGGCGTTGGACGTGCTTTCGGTCTTTTCTGCGGTCGATTTGGACAACGGTCAAAAGGTTCTGGCCGCACTAGATATTTTCTATCCTGATTTTTTACAAATGCCGGACGAGCATATTCCAGACGCTGTAAAGCAAATGACATGGTTTCTTGACTGTGGCGACGAGGGAGATAACCGGAAACGCCCAAAGCTGATGGATTGGGAACAAGACTTTCAATACATTGTGGCTCCCATCAACCGTGTTGTGGGACATGAAGTACGCGCAATGCCTTATTTCCATTGGTGGTCATTCGTCTCGGCGTACTACGAAATCGGGGATTGCTTGTTTGCAAACATTGTGCGAATCCGCAATTTGAAAGCAAAAGGAAAAACGCTCGACAAGTCGGATCGAGAATTTTACCGAGAAAACAGGCGGCTTGTCGATCTAAAGAAGCCGATGACAGAAGAAGAAAACGCCACGATCAATGCGTGGTTGGGCAAAAAAACGCCCGACGCAAACTAGCATCGGGCGAAGGTGGTTACTTGTTTGCAATGAATGTGATTTCGTTTCCAGACCAAAAGTCAGGAGTAAAGCGAATTTCAATTTCTTTCCAGTCTTTGGGGACTTCGTATCCGACAACGCCGGTCATTTTCTTACCGGCAGCAACGGCTCCGTCTAACTGGGTTTTATCGGTTGCGATGGTGGCCGAAATGCTCAGGTTTGTCGAGTAGTCATCAACATAGGCGTTGAACGATGCGATAGAGCTAACGGCAATATCTTTATCCGACTGGTTATCAATGGAGAATTCGCAAAGAA